TTCTCGACCACAAGTCGTTGAAGACACTAGAGTTTATGTGCCTCGGTACATGGGTAACTTGTGTAACTCTGATTCACCTGAACCATTGGTGAAGCTTTCTCTTGATTCTAAGAACGAGCTTTCCATTGATACAAGGGTGATGGGTTTGGGCGGTCACGACGAGCTGACCATTAACTCTATAGCCCAAAGGCCTTCTTTTTGGAGGCAATTTGATTGGCCGGAATCCGCAACCACGGATACCCTACTAACTTCTATGTTGGTTGGGCCATACTACACGCAAACTCTTGATGTTACTCCTGGTCAAGAACTCCATATGACTGCTTTGGCTTTTGCCTCTGCACCATTTTCTTGTTGGCAGGGTTCTTTAAAGTTTCGCTTCAATGTAGTGTGTTCGGAATACCACCGGGGTAGGTTGAGAATTGTTTACAATCCTAATACCAATCCTGCTGGTCCTATACCTTTTAACCAAACTTATTCCACGATTATTGACATCTCCGAAGATCGGGATTTCGAATATGAGGTTAAGTGGGCACAAGTTCGTGCCTGGGCGCAAAACCCCGGGCCGGATGCGTACTCAGCTATACCAACTGTTAGTGATTCTGTTCCAATTGAGGGGGGAAGTCCCTTCGATAATGGTACGCTTTCTGTGTATGTCGTGAACGAGCTAGCAACGCCTTCTACGGCTACAGCGAATGTCAAGATTCAAGTGTGGGTGAGTGCAGGAGACGATTTTGCTGTTTCTGTTCCAACAACCAATGGACTTTCAAGGATGTCGCTGTACCAACAGCAATCCGAGAGTGCTCCTGAGGCATTGGCAGAGACTAATGATGAGTCAAATGCACCTGTCTGTGTTCCAGATATCGAATCTTTCGGTACTGAGGCAGATAAGTTTTCAGAGGACAACCAGTATTTAGTGTATCAAGGTGAGCGCATTTTATCTTTTCGTGAGATGATGCGGCGTTACCAGTATCACAACTCTTACTGGCCCAATGACACTGGTTCAAATTATAGGATGG